CTTTCAAGGCTAACCGCTCAGCCATGATTTGCTGCGGTGAAATCTGTACGCCCAGCGTTTGTAAATACATACTCAATGCTTCCGCTGGCATATCATCAAGCGAACCACTTACGCGCAATTCTGGTAACGCTGGTTTTTCGCTTGCTTCTTGCATACGTTTCTTAACTGTTTCTTTTTCTGGGAAATCCATGAAATCAAGGATAATATCCATAGGAATATCAACGCCGGATTTCTTAGCTTCCAATAATTGGTAAAGGTTAGCACGTCGCGCCGTTGCGCTTGCTTGGCTTGTACTAATTACAATATCAAAATCAAAGGCGGATAGATCATACAGTACTTGCTTAATAGGATTACCTTCCGCATCGCGTTGCGGTTGCCCCAATGCATCGGTTAACACTTGTTCTTGCATAGGTTGATTTAAACCCGGTGCAATCTGTACAAATTCCTTTTGACCGTCGTCGCCCATAATTCGCATTGCTTTTTCTTGGTTGTAGAATTGCGGAATTAACCCCGGCGCGTTCTTTTCACCCCATAGCAATTTGACAATTTGGCGTTCTGCTTCTTTTGACTGTTCAAAGATACCAGCCGTTTGTACCGTTGTTACAGATTGCCGCAAGTCGATTGCCTTGCCACTCATAGCGCCAACGCTACCGGATAGACTTTCCGGAGTGATACCAGAAATAGCATAAAAGTCATTGCTGGATTGTTGCTCAAGGCTCATATTAATATTGCTATCCATTGCCGGCGTGCCGTCTGTGAATGATACGCCCGGCGGTAGGAAGATATTCGCGCCCGGTTTCGTGCTATCGTTCTTGATAGTTTTCTTTAATTGTTCCGTGAATTGACCTTGCCAGAATTTCACGCCTAATGATTGTTGGTTTACAACGTGCATGCGTTGGCTACGGTTTTTATTTAATTCACGTTGCGCATCTTTAATATCACGCACTACGCCGGCCGGTTCTAGTTCATCATCTACCAATTCGCCTGTATAGTAACAATATTCACGTACTAACGGGAATTTACCATGCTTATAAGGACTTTCGCCTTCTTCCAATAGAACACTATCGGCGAACGTTGCATATCTTATTTTAGTATCTGGTATGCTAGTAGGCTTTTTCCCTGTAGCCATTAATACAACAAATAGTGGGTTACTTTCATCAATTAAACCCTCTTTTGTCATGTATACGTTCTTTTTACCGTATTCTTTATACCAATACTGCACTACACGGATTTTATTGTAGTTAGTGTTATACCATAACGCTTCGCCGTCTACCGTTTCAATCACGCCGGCTTCCTGTTCGGTTTCGTCATATCTGCTTTTTAATGCGTTGATTTCGTCAACCTTTTCCGGATAGATTTGCTTTAACTTGGCAGCACTTTCCCAACTATAACGGCCAACGTATTGCGCATCGCTTAAATCGTCCTTCTTACATTCTGGATCAATGAAAGCATCAAACGGCGAAACACGTTCAATCTGAATAGTGCCGTCTAGTTTCGTATAGTCGAATTCATAGCTTACCCAGTAATTGGCTAAACCACAAATAATCTTATCGCGGAAACATTTGCCCTTATTGCGTTGATAATTCGCACGGTCTAAACAGTATTTTGTAATACCTTTAGCAACGCGGCTTATTCTATCATCTTCTTCAGAACGTGGTAAAAAGTCCGGTTCTGTTTCATTCTGAGATGCATAACCGCATAGAAGATTAATAACCGGTCTAATTCTATTAATCGTAATTGCTGGCCGTCCAGCTTCGCGCATATTCTTTAAATCGCCGTCTTGCCATTGCTTACCTTGCATAAATGCAAAATCTTCGGCAGCAGCCTTGCGCCATTCTGACGTTGCGGCCAATGCATTTTTTACATTCTGTTTTGCTTCGTATATATCAAAGGTTGTTTGTTCTATATCCATTATTCCACCATTTCAGAACCGTAAATCATATCGTACATCTGTTCTAATTGCCATTGCGGCATTGCTTTTGCGAATTCCGCTAGTTCTGCATCTGTATACTTAGCCGGAATAATAACGCCTTTTTCTTCGCGTTCACCGTATTCCGATTTTAAAACCTTAAAGGCGTAATCACGCAACGCCCTTTCACTCATACGCCCCATGCGCTTATATCTCCTTCGCTATCATCAACATATTTATAGCCGTCATTAAATGGCTTATCTGGTTTAACTGATTTAACCGGTCTTGCCATGCACATATAACGCACCGCATCATACGCATGATCTTCTTG